AACTTTCTTGGATCTTGGACTTGACAGACTTGATCTTGTTAAATTGATCATGAATGTCGAGGAAGACCTTGGTTTTGATGCTGATGATATTGATTGTACCGCATCTATCGGAATGACGGTATATGAACTGATCAAAAAGATTACCGAGACTTACAAAAACGTGACTGCACCTCGGGCTGCCGTAGTATGCCCATCTTGCGGTAGTGGATCGGTTCATAAGAAGGGGTTCAATTTTGACGGCACCAAGCAACGGTACAAGTGTAATCATTGTGGTCATAACTTCTACAAGGATATTTAAACATGATTAAAATGACGCACTTCTGTGAGTATTGTGGTGAAGAATTGATTGATGGTGAATACCATATGTGTGAAGGACTTGCTGCTGGTATTGCTAAATACGTTCGGGTTGAATTGAAAACTAACACGGCATGCAATGATCCCGTCAACCGTCCTAAGCATTACACGTCACATCCGTCTGGAGTTGAGTGTATCGACATTACGAAACATTACAACTTCCAGATTGGAAACGCCATGAAGTATCTATGGCGTCAAGGGCTGAAAGATGAGGTTGGTCTTGATTCTGTCGAAAAACAGATTCAAGATTGTGAAAAGGCAGTTTGGTACATCCAAAGTTTTATCGACGATTTGAAGAAGGAAGTATAGTATGGCGCATACTCGTAACAAAATGAAGCACTGGCGCAAATTGGGGAACAAGATTGTCATTGACGTTCCCAAGCTCAAGACTGAAACCAATGCAGATGGAGTTGAAACTCGCGTTACTGACGGCACGGATCAACATCGACTGACAGGTCGACAACTCAAGTCATATACGCAGAACTGGGGCAGCGTCAAGACTCCAACTGGTCTGTTGAAAGATTTGCTTTCTCGTGCCGGGTGTAGTATTATTGATGTAAATGAAGTAGTTGTGTCTGTACCAGAACCTGAAGGAGTATAATATATGAAGTTGTCAAAAAATACGATGTTGTTATTGAAAAATTTTTCCACAATTAACTCAAACTTGTTTGTCAAAGCTGGCTCGACGTTGAGTACCATGTCGATTCAGAAGAACATCATGGCCGAGGTTGAAGTTCCAGAAAAGTTCCCAGTCGATTTCGGAATCTTCAATCTTTCTCAGTTGTTGAGTTCATTGAATGAACTTGATGATCCTGAAATCACGTTCGGTAAGACCAACGTGGAACTAGCGAAGTCAGGAATCAAGTACAAGATTACCTTTGCAAGCCCTAACATTCTTGTATATCCTCAGAAGGCAATCACAATGCCTGCGGTGGATGTATCGTTTATGCTTACCGCAGCACAATTGATTTCGATTGCAAAAGCTGGTGCCAATCTTGGAATTCAAGACGTTATGATTTCTGGCGACGGCAAAAATGTCACGGTATCGATGGGTGATCGTAAAGATGCAACCAGTAATGGTTTCACGCTTGAGACTGGCGCAGAGACTAAGGAAACGTTCAATCTAATCATCAAGAATGATAACTTGAAGATGATCGAAGATGATTATACCGTCGAAATCAGCAAGAAGAACATCGGGCGTTTCGTTGGTAAGAACAATAAGGTGACTTACTTTATCGCTCTCGAAGATTGCCAATTCAGTTAAGGAGAAAACAATATGCGGGGAAAAGTTGCTAAAGAGTTGCGGAAGATCGCACGTGGGATTGTTCCGGATGGTGGTAATGCACAGAAGCAGATGTACAAGTCATTGAAGAAAGAACATAAGAGTAAGCAATAAATAACTCTTACGGGACTGTAGCTCAGAGGAAGCAGCAGGGTGCTCATAACGCCAAGGTCGAGGTATCGTAATCCTCCAGTCCCACCATTTTATCATGAGGAAGTTATGTCAGAAGTAACAAGCAATCCCAATGAATTTGTCTGGGTTCAGAAATATAGACCAAAATCGATCGATGAATGTATTCTTCCCGAAGAACTAAAAACCACGTTCAAAGGTATCGCACAAAGTAATCGAATACCAACGATGTTGTTGTCTGGTAACGCTGGTGTTGGAAAGACAACGGTAGCCATTGCTCTATGTGAAACAGTTGGTGCTGATTGGCTTCTTGTCAACGGTTCTATCGATAACGGCATTGATGTTCTACGTACTAGGATTGCATCGTTCGCCTCGACCATGTCATTTTATGACGCAAAAAAAGTGGTTATTCTTGACGAGGCGGATTACCTAAACGCAAATTCTGTTCAACCCGCATTGCGTGGATTCATTGAGGAATTTTCGAAAAACTGCACGTTCATTTTCACCTGCAACTATCGCAATCGAATCATTGAACCCTTGCAATCTCGTTGCGCCGTGTATGAGTTCAAAATTCCAAACTCCGAGAAGCCGAAGCTAGCCACACAATTCATGAAGCGCGTTTCGTTGATTCTGGACATGGAGAACATCGAATATGACAAGCGAGTTGTGGCAGAACTTATCCAGAAGCATTTTCCAGATTACCGTCGTGTATTGAATGAACTACAACGGTATAGTTCGTCCGGAAAGATTGATACGGGCATTCTCGTCAACTTGTCGGAAGACAATCTGAACAAGTTGGTGACTGCGTTGAAGGAACGTAAATTCAGGGATGTTCGACACTGGGTAGCACACAATCTAGATGTTGATAGCGTGAAATTATTCTCAGACCTTTATTCTAAGGTGTCCGAACAGATGGAGCCGAAAGCTGTTCCTGATCTTGTGACGATTCTTGCGAAGTATCAGTTCCAAGCAGCATTTGTCGCTGATCAAGAAATCAACTCAGTGGCAGCATTGACGGAAATTATGATGACGTGTAGTTGGAAATGAAAACGTTCGACATAAAAAACGCGATTGATAGTAAGACTAAGATCGAATGGGACGAAGAAACCAAACGAGAGTATCTTCCATTCCTAATGAATCGTGCATTCAGTTATAATCTACATACGATATTTCACGCAAATGAAATGAACTTGAATGCCGCAATTGAAAAGAAATGGCAATTAGATTTTTATTATCATTCTATTCCAAAAGGTAAGAGATACGATAATTGGGCAAAAGTAAAATCTAATGATGATATAGCAGCAATCATGGAATATTACTACATAAATAATGACAGAGCCGTGGAGTATTCGCGGTTTCTGACACCTTCGCAGATGATAGTTATCCGTGAAAATTTAGAACGTGGTGGTAGAAAGTGATATTTTATGATAGAAACATTAGTAGAAGTCCGACTGGATGATCCTGAGGCATTTCTAAAGATCAAGGAAACGTTGACACGAATCGGTATTCCTTCATTCAAAGATAAAAAGTTGTATCAGAGTTGTCATATATTGCATAAACGCGGGAAGTATTTTATCACCCATTTCAAAGAATTATTTGCATTAGATGGTAAACAATCGTCGTTGAGTGAAGAAGATATTGAGCGTAGAAATATGATCATCAATCTTTTGGAAGAATGGGGATTATTGTTCATCGTTGATCCGAAAAAGACTGAAAAGGAATCTGCATTGAGTTCAATTAAGATCGTTTCTTATAAGGACAAGCATAATTGGGAATTGTGTAGTAAATATACCATTGGTAATAAATGAAAGGTTGTAAATTATGGAAGAAAAGGTTCAACTAACAATCGAATTGACTTTGGATGAAGTGAATGCAGTATTGGTTGCATTGAGTGAAAAACCGTTTAGTCAGGTCGCCGACCTGATTGGTAAGATTCGTGGTCAAGCAATGAAGCAAGTAGCGCCTGCTCCAGCGGAATAAACTCTGTAAGACGTTGAAAATAAAAAGGAACCGAAGTTCCTTTTTATTTGTTGACAATAAATACACACTTCTGTAGAATGTATTTCATCGTAAACGAGGAGTTCATCATGTCAGTCAAAGGCACAATGTTTTTCGTCGGTCTTGTTTTCGTCATGAGCGCAGTTGGTTCCGAATCTCTGATGACAATTGCACTGGGTTCTTTCTTTGGATTAGCTTTGATGACACCATATGCACTTCAATCATCTAAGGAACTATAATGGATTGTTTCTTCTTTGTGTTTGTATTGATTTTTTGTGGTCGCA